TTTTTAGGCTTATACCATCCCTTTTTTGATTCATTAGGCTTCATATTAGGCGGAAATGCGTGTAATTGTGCATAATAAAGGGTCTCGATGGTATCATCATGTGACATTTTAGGCCCAAAAGTAATGATTTCGTTAGTTAAATCAAACATATTTTCTTTTAAAAAAACATTTCCAGTACTAAACCTACCACTTAGTCCACTATATATTCTATTTCTCTTATTTTGACCACCAGGCTTTTCTGGAATTACACCAATATTGTATTTGTTTTCTACTCTTCTTCTTTCGTTTAAAGATTGAAATATAGACCTATTCATAGCTACATCTTCAACAGTACTAGATACACAATGATATTTTTCATGCATATCCATAATATAATCTACTACTCCCTTTTTTCCAATAATTTCTCCATCAGTTCCTCTAGAACCTACAGTTGGAATACTTCTGTGTCTTTCATATTCTAAAACATATAATTTATTATTAGGGTCAATAGCAATTGCCATGATTACAGAAAAGTCAGAAGTTTTAGTATCTATATCAGTAGCAGGGTCACATCCTATAAACGTATTACAAGGAAGTTTTTCTCCATCAACATGAATATAATTTTGACCATCTTCACTTTCNTAATATCCTTCCCAATGTTTTATATATCTTCTACTCCATACTGAATCTTCTTCAGACTGTACTTCCATCATATATTCTTGATAAAATTTTTGAGATTGACCACTATCTGAATAAAACTTTTTCTTTTCTTCTAGTTTTTCTTTTGAGAAGAATGAAGGCCATAAAGGAGTACCATCTGGCAATATAGCTTTATATGTAATTACTCTCCATGAAAAATCTTCACCACCTTTTTGAGCTTTTGCATGATTAGTAATAAGATTATTAATAAAAGAGTCATAGTGTACAGGAGTACCATTAACACGCAAGCGACCAGTATGCGGCTCCAAAGCAGGATAGACAACAGCGGTAACCAGATTCGCATTCTTAGCACGAGCGTCTGGTGTAATGGTATTTGCTTCATGTTCAAAGTCATCTAATATAATTAAATCATATCTTTTATGCAACTTTGCACCACCACGAATACCTGCTACATTACTTTTAGATATAAGCTTACATCCATTAGATAACTCAATATCTTCTTCAGTCCACTTTCTTCCCTTCATTGCTCCAAAGAAATATTTAATACTATCATTAAATTCAAGGTGATGCTTTATATAATCCATATTACCTACTGATAATTTTTGAGTAGCAGACACCCAAGCATAGAAATGCATATCATCTTTAGGACAAAAAAGGAAATCTTTTATAATAGAAGCTTTAGTTAATACAGTTTTGCCATGACCTCTGGGAAGAATAATACCTAACTGTTTAACATTTATATCATCAATAGCATCTGCCATCTCATAATGGAATGGAGGAGTTTCACTTCTCAGGAAGTCATCAGGAAGAAATAACTTACCAAAAGCAATTAAATCTTTATGAGCAAGTAATAATTGTTCCTCAGCTAGACTTACGTTTTTCTTGTTTATGTTCGCCATCTTCGCTTTTTTTATCTAAGAATTTTGAAAATTTCTCATCATCACCATTCATCTCTATATAATAGTCAAGTATTAATTCACAATTTCTTTGTCGTTGTATTGAGTTAGATAATGCATATTCAAGCACTTTTATTCTTTGAATTAAATCTTTTCTTTTTAATCCTCTTTTTGTTGCCATTACCATATCTTTTTATTTGCATCCTTTATTTCAAATTGTTTTAATAAGTCATCTTCATTTGCATCTTTAGTAAAAGTTACAACAGAATCTACACAACCTTGTATATATGATTTTGCTTCTATTGATGTATCAAAAGACCTCATTAAAGCATCAGATTTATCTGATTTCATTTCTTTCCAAAAAACTAAAAACTTTCCTCCATATTTCATTTACCTTGACCTCTGTATTTTTTTTTGTAATATTTTTTACTTACTTTATTTCCATACTTGGTATTATTACTTGAACCTTGTCTTGTTTTTTTACCTTTTGATTTAGTGTAATCATCCATTATAAGATTTCCCTCTAAATATAGATTTACCTTCATAAATACCAATAGTATCTATCTGAAAATCTTCATCTGTATACTCTACAACTCCTATTCCTTGTTGCCAATTATATCTAGTACCTCCGCCTGGAACAATTCCATCTATTCTACAAAGAGTTCCACAAGATATAGCTTGGTATATTTTAGGCTTTCCATGTGTCCATACTGTTTTATGAGCCATTTCTAATCTATGTACATGACCTTGAATTATACTAATTCTTGGAGAGTTTAATAACTTCATAACACTTTGACCACTTTGAGCACCTACTTTAATACCATGTATACAAACTAAATTGTTATTTATATAAAATTCACCATGAGGATAATTACCTACATACTGTACATCTAATTTATCTAATCCTAATAAATAAGGTACTGATAATATAGGAGCAGATTTTGGTTCATTAGCAGGTTTTATACCATAAGCTTGAATTGTATTCTGAACAACACTATCAATCATTCTTTTCTCATGGTTTCCTTCTATATAAACCATTTCTTTACAATATGGTCTTAACTCTTTAATCCAAGAGGCTACATAATTTAAACTAGGTTGTGTAGTAAAATAAAACTCTGGAGAACGAACAAAGTGAGTAGACCAATCTGGTAAATCCAGCATATCGCCTAACATTATTATTCTATCTGGTTTTAAGTCCTTAATTATTTCTGTAGCAATCCCAATTGCCTTTAAATCATGAAGTGGTGTTAATTCTCCTGTTTCTAAGTTTCTTTTAAACCCACATTGGGAATCAGGCAATATTACATCTATTTTTAATTTTCTTTTTGGTGTTTTAACATTAAATTTTAGTGGAGATACTTTTGCACCTTGAACTGTTGGAAAATCACAGACTACAGGAATCTTTCTCACAAGACTTGCTCTTGCTTGATAGTTTGTATGAGTATTCCATACTATTTTTCCATCAACTTCTTCCTTAGCTGATACATCCCATTGGTTTACTTTAAAGTTTGTTACTTTCCATATCTCTTCTGATATATTAAACTTATTTAAAAGACTTTCTAATGTAGGAGCTTCTCCTGTTGCAACATTATCTGTTACATAAGTATAGTTTAGTTCTTCTACTACAGATGAAGTATTTGTATTAGAAGTAGGAATATCATCATACTCTTCTAAATACTCTCTACCGCAATCCTTACATTTATATCTTTGTATATCTTTTGTTTTCCCATTTTTCTTATTTTTTATTGACCCGCATTTAGGACACGTCATTATCTTCTCCTTTTATTTCTCTTAGTTGAGGCCGCTCTGCTTTTTCGAGCTGCTCAGGCGAGAACCCTTGAAACATACCTAAAATACCCATTTCTTTGGATTTTATAGTAGTTCCAGTAGTTCCAATTATTTTTGCTAGTTCTTTTGTTGATTGTAGTACAATACCATCATCTGAACTATTATCAGCAAGACATTTTAGTTTATCTAATACATATTCGTGGTCTAATCCCATTCCCTTTGCTATGTCTAATACAGACTTTTCTACTTCTTGCATAACTCTTTCCTGTTTTAATAAAATTGTTGCTCTTCTTCTTGATTGTAATTCATCATCATTATTATAGGCATCCATATACGCTTTTACAGGTCCCATTCCTACAGCTACATTTGTAGCAAAAATCTTTTCTCTTTGAGTGACTCCTATTCTTTCTTTTACAGATTTAGGATTGTTTCCAGAGAATGTATACCTATTTGGATGTTTTGAAAAATCAGTATCCATTTTAGAACCTTTTTTCTTTAAAAACGTACCTACAACAGTACGCACATATCCAGTAGCATATTTATAATTTTTTCTATCATTAGGATGTTTTATTTTATCTACAACTTTGAGAAGTTGGACTATCCTTTTATCATCACTCCAGACCCAGTCTCCTTCTTTGCCTTNTCGCCAGTCTTCTATAGGAGTTTCATCTTGATGATAATTATAAAACTCGGATATATGTTCATATATGTAATGTTTTTTATTCTTTATTTCTNGGTATTCCATGTTCCCCTTTTTGAATACATGTTTGTTCGTATAAAGTTTCTATTAGGTCATTAACTGCGGTAGGTATGTAATAGACNTTACTGTCTATTTCTATAGGGCATTTATTTTCTGAAGATAACTTTGATAGGATTTCTTCTTGTGCTTCGAGTGGGAGCTTACTTAGCTCTATCATGCCAAAGGCCATTAGTACAATAAAACGACCGTAGTTGCACTCGCTTTAGTAATAGATATTGGGTATGTATGACCCTGTAATAAATAAAAAGCTATTGTTTGTCCACCAACATCTAAGTTTACACTAGCTGCTGAGCCTTTCATGTGAATTGCTCTAGAAGGTTCTTGGTCATTCGTTGTAGCTACAACTGCCTTGACATAAGGAGCCATACTCTCTTTTTCTGTAAAATCCATTAATCCTTTTGGGACGCCTATAGTTGCCATTCAAATACTCCGTTTATTTATTAGTAAATATAAGGTGAAAATTGACAAATATACAATATTTTTTAATACGTACTTGCCGTACTTGTTATACATTAAATCCATATAAAAGAGAGTTTTTAACCGCCCCATTATATACAAAGTAAAAGTGAAAATGCAAGACAAATATTACCAAAGACCAAGTTATTCTCGGAAAAAAATACACCATTTTGATATGCATCCTTATATACCACTATACCCCCTAAGCGGGGGATTTGCATATAGCAATTTTAGTTATTTTATATTTTTTGATATTTATGATATTTAATTAATAATAAAGAAAGAACATAGTCTTATGATTATAACGAGACAATCACTAGTAGAAGAAGCACATGATATATTAAATGAAATGAGACAGAAGGTTAGAAATGCTGGCAGTCGCAGAGGGTATTCGAAGTTATCTGGTATGACTATACCTTCCAAGTATGATATTCAGAAGGATGGTATTGAAGACTTACGATTAGTTAATACCATATGTGAGACACTTGGATTCGAGCCTGTATGGAACAACCCTGAGGATAAGAAGGTAGAGTTAGGTAGCGTAGACTAGGTAATTGGCCCTTAATTGGGCCTTTTACTATACTATTTACTGACGTTTACGGTCAAATAAAGTGCGAAAGTGTGATGAACACAGATATATATATAAATACATTC